TCACGGTTCTTAATTATATGTTTTACTACTGCCTCAAGATTACCATGTAATCTCTCAGGGTAGGAATAAGAAAACTGTCCAGTATCTTTGTGAATAAACTGTGACCAGTATTCCTCATCATGTTTATAAGCGTTGCCAGGGTTGGCCGAACTATTTATTCTCTCATGCAATTCCTCTTTTAAGTAATCGGCATTAAGATTTTTCGTACCCCAGAACCAAGTATCTGAATACAAGGTTTTACTACTTATACTGTAGGAGTAGTTCATCAATTCATGGGTCATATACCCAGGATCCTGTGCAACAACTTTATCTTGCACGGATTTAGATTGATAGACTACTGCCAGTTCTTTTAGGTCTCGGCTAATCTCGTTCTTAGCCTCTTCCAATGTGTGGTAGTATCTCATCTATCCTCCTCATTTTTTAATTTAATTACTCTGGCCTCAGTATAAACTAGGATGTCGGTTAGTTGTTCTAAATCATCAACCTTGTCTATTTCCTTTAGCCATTCGTAAGTCGTTCTCATATTTTCCCACCTTTTTACAATCGGCGCATATACCTTCTAATGTATAGTCGCCTATATAATTTAAACATTGGTTACATATCATATTCTACTCCTAAGCCAATAAGTTTAGACAAGTCCAAATCATTTATTTGACTACTAGGTCGTAGAATACCATTGTTTGAGTTGTGCCAAATCTGTCTTACTCTACGAAGTGGGCCATATAATTCATCATCAATTGGCTTGCCTTGTTTTTCGTATCGCAACACCATCTCATGCCATTTTTGTAGGCGTTGTGCAGTAGGTGTTTCTAATCTTAGCACATAATCCAACAGTTGTCTATGGGCATATAGATATGGTAGAGTTTTAAAAGCATGAACTTGGCTTACATCTATTTTCCAGATTAAACCTATGTCTGATACTCTTTCTCTACCAGATATATACTTGGCTAATACACTTGCTACGCCTATATCAAGACCAGCTATGTAACCCATGTAAGTAACGCGGCTATGAAACACTAGGGTAGGTTTAATGTGTGTGCCAGGTTGACCTCTAAAAGAGGCTGACAACAGACAGTTACCCCATTTGTGTTTCTTAGCCGACCGTTTATTAGCTCTAAATTGCATTTCGGTAACTACACCATCTTTACCTCTGCCATTATAGATTTCTCTACTGGCTTTGATAAATCTTGTGGTGAGTTCAGGGTCTAAATAGGAACGAATTAAGTTTGTCCATCTAGCTTGAGTGAACCACAAATCTCTACCTATATCAAATTCATTTTGTAAACCATCACAAATTAACTGGACATCATATAGATTTGTACCGATGGACATATCATGTTCAACAGTAGGTCTGGCTATATGAGCCATAGTTGCGACTTCCATTAACTGACTTGCGTCCGTTAAATATATGGTCTTAGCATTATTGTTAGACCCTATGTGCATTTTAGTACCCGCTATTCTGCCTGAATTTATTTACTTCTGCTTTTCGGAAATAGTAACTGGCAAATTCTTTGGCGTCAAAACCAGATACAATTAATAATTCCAAAAAGAAATGGAAAGTGTCTGCTAACTCTTCCTTGTAGTGAACCTCATCAGTTGCAACTGCGTCCTGTTTCCAGGGTTTATTTTTCAAACAATTAGTTGCCTCAGATAATTCCTCGACTACACGGTATGCACACTCCTTTAATCTGGCTTGCACATTTCTTAAATTGAGTTCACCAAATTGGTTAGGCTCAATTACATTAGCACCATTTTTCTTTTCTATTTCCTCGTACTTAGCCATGAGTTCTGCTTGGCGATTAAACATAGCGGTGAGAACATTACCGGATCCCTCACTATAGTGTTTAATCGTAGCCTCTAAGTCTAACTCCGAGAAGTCATTTACATTGACCATTTATTTTTCTCCTTTGATTGATAAATCATCTGGCCAAGTAAATGGCATAGTGATTTTACCAACACTAAAGTACCTATCTCTATTTCTGTTAAGGTGATGTTTAACATACGCCTCGATAAAGTCAGCACTACTACCATTATAATTATATGGAGCTACATTAAATTGATTGTGGGTATCATCTTTGGCATTACAAAATGCCTCAAATAACCTATACATAAGTGCATAGGACATAACCAACATATCATTTTTTAATGCGGTGTCTGAGCCATCGGGTGTAAGTTCTACACCTTTCTTAACATCACCGTTCTGCATACAAAATAGGATTTGTGTATAATCCATGTGTGCAGATAATGATTTCCATGAGTTCAATAAGTCCTCACTATTTCTTATTTTGCCCTGTCTATATATGGACGCATAGATAGGCTCAGATATTTCTGGAGTTCTATCTAGGATATATAATCTACCATCTTGTTCTTCATCGTAGTAATGGTCTACTGCCCAAGATGACCAGTGTTCGTTCCAATCTTTTGAAACGCTGGCAGGGGATTTAATGATATAACAACTATCCTCGCCAAGCCAATTTTGTATGGCATTAGCAAGAGTTGATTTGCCTGAGTTATCAGGGCCTTCAAGTATTATCATTTATACTATCCTCCTCTTTTATTTTTTTGTCTTTTTTTATTTTATCATAACTGGCTCGTGAAACAACTAACAAAGCCGGGTTATCTTTTACCATTTTCTCTAAGTCCTTCTTTTCTTTTAATGCCTCAAGCACTAAGTAATCAATGGACTCGGTCATACACATGTGGTAAAATATAATTGGCTTAGTTTGTCCTTCTCTATCTATTCGACCTCTAGCCTGAAAATAATTTATCCAACTATAATCTGTGGAATAGAATATAGCTTTGGAACATATTCTCTGTAAACCATCTAAAGCCTCAGCACTTTGTATCTGAATTATAAATGGTTTATCACCGTTATTCTTTAGCCATTTGTCAATGAGTTCGCCTCGTTGTTTAGCAGTTACTCCACCTTTAATTAAGTAAGGTGTAGCAAATGCCTTTTGTAATTCGGCAATTTCACTTTTAAACCTTGCAAAGATAATTACGGGCTCGCCGGCCTCGCTTAAATTATCTACAAGGTCAACAGTATGGATAAGTTTATTCTCATTGAACACCACAGGATTACCTTCTTCATCATGCACTTGGTAACCAGTCATCTCTTGTAACCGAAGTAACTTGGTTAACACAATAGGTGCATAAATCATGTGGCGTTTATGAACTACCATACCATCTTTGCTAAATCTTTCGTAACTGGCAAACGATTGTGGATCCCAGCGTACATCTACATTTATATCGGTAACTGGGGGCAAGTCTAAGCAATCCTCTTTTCTGGCGCTAGAAACATAGGGAGAATAACGCCTCTCTAAGTCATCAACCATACGATAACCTTGAAGTTCATAGCCTGACCTGCCACCCCAGATACCATACTTGTATTTAAAATCTGTCCAACTTATGTTATCCCATATTTCTGGATTGATACATTTAAGCTGGCTATATAAATCTAATAAGTTTTTACCGACTGGTGTACCAGTCATCAGCAAAGTATATTTAGCCGTAGCACAAATCTTGTGGGCCTGCTTACTTCTCTTTGCGGTAGCTGATTTTATTTTCTGGCTTTCATCTAATATAACCATGTCGGGTTTCCATTTCATTAGCCTATCAAATAATGGTGCTTTATTGTTTCTACTAATAAGGCTTTCATAATTAAACACCGCTATTTGTAATGGCATTTCAAATGGTACGCTACAACTTTCAATCCACTCATTAAAACCTTCTACTTTATCTACGATTGTGCCTGTTTCTGGCCGCACAAACGAGGTGAAAGGCACCGGTGAGTGATTGTTTAATTCTTTTGGCCATACTGTAAGAGCATTTATTGGACAAAGGACCAATACTCTTTTCACTTTTCCAGATAACTGAAAGGCCGCGATACTGTCCACTGCAATTTTAGTCTTGCCAGTACCTGGATCCATGAAAAGAGCATGACCCTTGTCCGAATTAAATACTCTTTTTAGAGCCTCACTCTGATGTTGGTATGGTGTTGTCTTGAATTGATATTCCATACTTCTCAAACTCCTCTAATAAATAGGTTACAGTTTGGGCTTTATCGCCACAGTTTTTTACCAAGATGTCGTACCACATTTGAAAACAAATCTGGTTTATTTTCATTTCTATGTGGGCAACACGACCGCTCTTACCATATCGATGGTAGTATTCGCTAAGGTCTTGTATTAACCATTTCATACAATCCCACATCGCACCTGGTGTATATGAAAACCAAGGAAATAAACTTTCAGTAAAGCCAAATAAAAATCGACTGTTAGCCCAATGTTCATTTTGGTCCTCGTTTTCTGCATACTTTTTCAGAACCGTATGAAAGATTAATCGGGTGTCTGTGCTATCCCACTCAAATGAGGCGAATAGCGTTGCTCCGCCGATTGATAATCTATACGGCTGTTTCGTTTTGTCTGCTTGGTTTTGATACGGCATAATGACCCTTTCTATCTAATGCCAAGATTAACTTGGCTACTATCTCTAATGATTTAACCAATAAGTATTCTGGGTGAGGGCGATATGAATTTCGCCACTCGTATGGTAAACCAGACTTGTGATTTTCTTGTGTACCAAATACTCTTTGGTATGCTTGTTTGCCAATATATAAGTGGACAATTTCACTACCCAACCATGTATGTTTACTTACACGATAACCATAAGTTTTTTGTGGGCCGAAAAAGTCATTTGTCTTTTCTCGGAAAAGGTACTCTGTTACATCATCTTGGCCAAGAACTGTAGATACGCCAACTTTAGTAGCGTCCACAATACATATACCAAATAGGTCATAGTCAAAGACCTTATCAAGTTGTTGAATTATGGATATAGCCTCATCTAAACTGATAAACCTAAATCGAAAATCCTGAGAATAAATTTCTTTAGCCATTTAATAACTCCTCGTTCTCGTATTGGTTTTTCTTTTTTAAATGATACCCACAAAGTTCCTGTTCGTATATTTCAAATGGCTCAAAATAAAAGTGGGTTTCACAACCACAACTTAAATACTCTGAGCCTTTTTTTCTTTCAGCCATTATCTACTCCTAATATCTTTGCCACTTTGGCAAGTATCTCAGGGTCATCTAATGCCTTTTGATTAATAAGGTTATCATCTTGCCACTGTTCGGCAAGTTCATCTTTAGCCATTTATATTCTCCTCTCATTTAGCTAATCGAAATACCTTGCTTTTGCCTTCTTGCTCCATTGTGATAGCACCATCGGCTAACAACTTGGTAAGCAAGGCTCTTGTTTTCTTTTCACCCATGCCACTTGCCGCTTGTAACTCGGTCATTGACATTGGCTTTTGCGTAAGAAGGTTGAAAATGTTAGCCTCAGTACCGACTACACCTTCACCTTCCCACGCATAATCAATCTCACCTATATCACCCATTCTGAGTTTAAAGGCTTGTGGTGGAGGCGCTAACCTCTCTCTAAATTCACGCTCTACCACTACAGTTGATGAGCCATCAGTATTTGGAGACGCCTCTAAATACAAAGCACTCTCTAACCAACCATAGATTGTTGTAGAACCAAGCAACTTTACACCGCCTTGTTTTCTACCTTTTCTATCACTTGAGCCTTTGCCCCAGTGGTGAACTACTATTACGGCTATGTTGTAGTAGTTCCTAAGTTGTAATAACCAAGAAAGTATCGGGCGTATTTCGTGGGCAGAGTTTTCATCTACGGATCCCATCATCAAATATAATGGGTCAAACACAACCATGCGTATGCCTTCTTGGACTATTATCGTTTCAATCGCCTGTCTACATGCCTCATCGGTCATGTCAAAGGCGAAATCATTGTAAAAGAACATAGGTACTTGAGTTGGAAATGTAACTGACAAAGTACCGTCATCAATATGACTTGCTCCATGTAATAAACCTTTATTGTATGCCATCTTTACAACTCGGTCTTTGAGAAGGGCTGGAGAGTTTTCGACTTGAACAACCAGAGTTGGACCTATCCCCTTCTCATTGACCTCGTACATATTCATAAATGGTGTACCAGTTGCCACTGATAACGCCATGTCTGTAGTTACCAAAGACTTATAAGATTTCGGTAGACCAGCAATAATGCCATGACTACCCATAGTCCACCAATCTTGTATTAGCCATTGTGGCTCTGCTATCTGTGAGCCAAGCAAGTCACCATAAGTAACAAGCGTTGGTTTCACTTTTCTATAAATAGGTGCGGTATCAACTTCACTTGCGTTGTTGGAGGCACTAGTGTTCATAGTTGATACCGACAAACTTGCCTTTGCAATTTCTTGCCATAAAACTTCATCTCCATTTGGTTTATCTGCATGTTTATTCCACACAGATTGTTTGGCTATTAAAAATACATTTTCCTTACTTAAGCCTGTTTCAAGTAACCTACACTCAAGCTCCCACAGTCTTGCAGACCTATCACCCCATGCCTCTTTGGCGCTAAGTAATCTACGACCGCGGGGATCAAGTAAATCCCAGGCTATCTCATAAAGTTGGTCATAGTTTTCATCTGGTGTAGGTATCTCATCATTGACAGGTTCAACATGGTTATTGTTCTCATCAATCTGGCCAGTAAATTGCCACACATCTGCAATCATATACAATGGGCCGTTATCCCACAATAATTTTACTTGTTGTGGTGGGTCATACTTGTAATTCATGGTGCCTGGTACACGCAATACTTTGGTACGAGACCAACCGCCTTTATCTGCACCTACTTTATATGTTAATGCACGACTGGCCTGCTCTAAAGTTTCAGCACTGGCGCCATGTTCTAATTGCCATAGACATTGGTATCTACCTTTACTGCTCTCCCATGCGATTGTAGGCTTTAACTCAATGTCAGCAGGGTTTACTTCATCAAGGTCTGCCCACAACCACATATTTGGGAGTGCGTTTTCTCTTTTCCGTGAGCTGGTTTTAAATGTTAAGACGGAAAAATACAAATCATATTCGCCTTCTGGCGGATTACTATAAAACTCATCGGCAGTTCTTTCATGCCATACACCGTCTTTCATGTATGGTAAAAATGAAATGCCTGAACCGGTATCTCTTACGCGGTCTAAAAATTTGCTATCCATAAACTCTCCTCTTATAGCAGAAAGCCTAAGCTCTCATAACACTTAGGCTCTACTGCGCCATCTGAATTATCAGATGTAAAATTATCTCATCTAAGGTTAAACCTTACAAGTAATCTTTGCCATCATTTTCATCACCAAATAGGTCACGAAATAAATCCTCAAAACTGTAAGGTTCTAAACTTTCTTCTGGTTCTAAATTGTGAATAATCCAATCTAACATGGATCCATCAGCTTTCATTACTGGAAATGTCTGGCATGTTTGCTTATCGGTCAATTCGATGGTAAAACCACTCTCATTTGTAAAGGTCATGGCTACACCGTATTTCCAATTCTCTACCGAAACCGTCATTGTATTTGTGCCTTGTCTTGACACCGCTTTATCTGAACGGTCTGTGGTAATTTCTGCTTTTAATCCTGACATACCTTTATCGTAGCAGGGATCCGGTTTATTCATAATCATTGAACCACTAAAACAACATGGCCTGCTTTACAAATTACAGGCCATGTGCTATATCACTCTTCCTCGCCAAACATTTCTTTCCAACATTTAGCGTGAGTGCCAGTAATTAACATCTCTCGCCAATTCTTGTCTTTGTCTGGCCAGACTTCTTGAATAGGTTTGCCTGAATTATACTCTTGCCATTTTTTTTCATCAACTGGAACAAAAGAATAGTTATGGCAAACAATACAAGGGCCACATTTTATGACTGTCATTGGTTCAGTAAAAGCCTCACTCGCCATCGTGTAGCTCGGATTCTCTTTTGAAACCATAAAAGAAACCTTGTATATAGGTATCTTTGTTTTCATCTAGCCATGTGGCTACTGAACTTGGCACAAATTCTTTTACTGTTTTTATATCGGCCATGTTCGTTACGCCACTATCTCTTACTGCCTCTAAACTGTCCAGAATAGCATCTGGTATAACTGGTTTACTTGACATGCAGTTCTCCTTTCTTATTTATGGTAATTACACCATAAAAATTTCTTTTTGTATGTGGATCAGGTCCAACAAATCGTATATCACCATACATTTCTATGGCTGTTTTAGTTATTGGGCCTTCATACTCATTACCAAAGTAACTTGTTGCCTCAGCTAATACCCTTAAAGGATTGCTGGCAATTGTTTCTTTGACTTCCTTTTTAGATTTAGGTCGCACCATTGCGCCTTCATCATTTTTTACAAATATGCCTTGCATATTTCTCCTCTCTTACCAATTTTTACCTATCATTTTACGCCATCGCATAAAATTTTCTTTTCCATTTATGTGCCGAATACAGAAATGCCACCAGGTTTCAAAGTCGCACCATGCACAAGTCTTTCTATACTTGGCATGGTGACGACAATGAATACCTTTGCCAAAGAACTCAGCTGTTGTCTTCCGCTTTGATGTCATTGGCTTTTCTTTTCATCTCCATGGCTTGCTCAACTGGGATTTCGGCAATCTCAGCTAGGCGTTCATAGATTTCACTGGCTACATTTCTCGCCCAAGTACCTCTACCGGATATCCAGCCAAATTGGAGTATATCTGCACCAACTATACCTGAAAACCACATTAGTAAGTCCTTGTTATCAATACCTTCGAGATACTCTACAGGTTCGCCGTTTACAAATATGGTTGATTTGTAATCGCTACCACTGTAATGTTTGCGGTTAAGAGGCTCAATATGGTGCTTTTCAACACCTGCTACTTTGCCCCAACGAAGGTAATCATTGAGATTGAATATATCGTGGCCTGAGCCAAAGATAAATTCGTCCTTACTTGATTGGCTGAGCAGGGCTAATGCCTGCTCTTTGCCAATCGTTAGTTTTGGTTTAGACTTCGACTTCAAGGTCTAAATCTAACCTATTATTTAATCTGCCCAACATTTTACCGCTATGTATGTCCATAAATACATACAATCTGTTGAACTCGGATTGGTTAGCTTTTGCGTTAGCCTTAAAAGCTGCCCATTCTGCCTCAGCAGCCTCAAGAGTTACATACTCACCGACCACTGTACTTTTAATATCGCCATCGAACCAATTGGTCAAGGCGATAATTGCATACCTTCTCATATTTCTCCTATTATCTGGGGTCAAACGGCAATCAAGCGGCGTTAGTAGAATATCATCAGGCGAACCGGCTTTTTCTCGGTTTTCGCTAGGCGATATTCGGCAACTAAACGCTTTAATGCCTGAATAGCCATTTTCTCCTCTCTCGTTTTCGCTCTGGCTTTCGGTTGAAAGAAATACAGAGCTGGCCTTAATCTCTGCTCAAGAACTTCTGGTTCTAGGGCAAAGACGCCTGTTTCTTTGTCGATTTTGCGTGGATCAAATGCCTCTGAAAACATAAATTCCATCGCAGATTTTTGGCCATGGTAGTATTCTCGCCAACTTGCTTTTTTACGCCCGTTGACCATGAGAATAATTTCCATCGCCATCAGTCGGTCACCCCGACTGAGATTTTATCTCGGAAATTCACCAATCTCGATAACGGTAGGGAAAAGTATATCCCTATAGGGATATATACTTTTGCCCTGCCGATATCTCGACAAGAAATTGGTGGCTTACAAAACTTGACAAGGGATCCCATTTGGTGTATGGTAGACCCATGCTTAAAAATTATTTCCAAATCGTTCTCCTCGCTTTCGTTCTCTCTTGGGATAATTTTACTAGCAATGGCACTTGGATTCAAATGCCAAAGCCACTAAAATCAATCGCTAAAAACCTTAAGCATTTTTTGGGCCTCGCTATCGCTCAGCTTGGTCAAAAAGTAAGGTTTCAACTTGATTGGATTAAAGAAAATATGGCCGTCAGTCGTTCTTGCAACCGTAACGGTAGTACGATTAACTTTATCAACCTTGCCAACTCTTTCGCTATCCCTAAATTGAATTTTAACCCAATCACCAACAGACAACTCCTCTTTCGCATTTTCGCCAATAAGAGCCGCTCTGTCATGAACGGCCTGGCTGATTTCGATTAAGGAATCTATACTGTTGGTGTTGTCAATCCAATCTAGTACTTCCTCTTTACTCATTTTTTCCTTTCTCTAGGCTTTGTACCTAGCATTTATTTCCACTAAATAATGGTTAATGTAGTCTGTGCCTGTACAACATGGACAAAAGAATAGATTATCAATTGGTCCATGTTCACCATCATTGATATTATCTACGCACTCGCCACAAATGGCATTACTACTGCCTATACATTGAACTGATATAGGCACTCCAAGTTCATCTCTTGTTTCCATCTCGGTATTACAGAAATCACATAGGAACACTTGTCCTGGGTCAGGCATTTGTATAACATTCCAGCCTTTAGCTCGTAATTTATCATTTGAGCCATCAGCCTCGTTTATCATCATCGCGGCCTGAGTGTTAAATCTGTGCATTTGTGGATCCGAGATAACTAAATTGCTACTAGGTGTCCATTCACTCATATTTTTCCTTTCTAAGGGTTTTTCTTAAAAGTCCAACCTCAATTTGCTCACCGTATTGTAGGTTTCTGACCTCATCTCTATCTAAGGCTTTACTTGCCATCTGTAATAGAGTAATAAGGTTGTCCAATTCTACTTTGTCTTGGATGGATAAGCTATTTATCTTATCACCAAAACCTAGACCTAGACTACCAACCATATCTCTATGAAGTTCTACCTGAATACGGCTATATTTTTTAATAATGCCATCGCCATGTTTGTTGCTTGGCATTTTATATATAACCTTGTTTTCACTTGGTCTCATTTCACCTCACTTTCCTGATATTTTGTGGCTGATGGATGCCAGTGTCGCTTGGCACCCATCGCATAATCGTACATATACACCGAACCGATATGGATTAACTATTGTTACGCCACATCGATTACATAGGTAGGGATTTATATGCTTCGCCACAAATTATCCTTCTTTTTCTGTTTTTCATAGGCTCTTATAGCGGCAAACCCAGTTTTATCTGTGTACCGCAACCTCTGTTTGTGTTCATCTTTTGGCGCTTTACGGCTTTTCATGAACTTTCTTGCCTGTGCAGGTCGTACCGGTGTTTTTCGGTAAACATCACAGGTGAAACAACGGCAACTACGAGCCATGGCTGAAATTTACTCTCGGCTTGACTGGCTGGGTACGAACAGTACCGTAGGTACATCTGCGACAATGCACCATCACCATTGTTTTTGATTTGGCATTTGAGAAAACGCCTAAGGTAAATAACTCGCCGTCATTACATTGAGGGCACTTGTTATCAGGGTCGGACATAACGCCTACTTTCTCTCTCTTATACTACCATTATAGCAGACTGGAAATGTGGTTTCTACCTATAAATAAAATAGTGGTGAGATATTACGCCTGGCCGCATAAGTTACTTCGACCTACCTTGGGCCCACCGTAAAAAAGTAAAAATAGTTGGAACCACAATACTGCCCGCGGCAAAGAGGCAGACTTTAACAGGGCTACGGTCGATGTCTGCCTCTTGCCTATCAGCTACTTGGCTGATTTTTTAGCTTTGCCTTCGTTCTTTTTCACGGTACGGGTATAATGCTCTGTTGCTGCCTTTACGACATCATCAGGCAAATACCAGCGTGAATTTTTGGCGTCTAAAGGTCTTGTGTAATTGGTACGCAACCAAGCACGGAGACTTTTAGGACTTACGCTTAGAATTTCGGCTAAGTCTGTAGGTGTAACGCCTGTTGGCTCAGCTTGTGGCTGAACTTTAGGCTCTGCTACTGCCTTTGCACTCACGGATATCACCTCGCTTTCATTTATTTGGTACTTCATTATAAACAGACTGGCATCCACAATGCAACTCGGAAAGCCACTATTTTGTGTGGTATTTTCCAGGATTGAGTGCAAAAAATTATGGCTGATTTGTGTCAAATTGGCTATATAAATAGTGGCTTTTTCATTTGACATGGCAGCTCCGATGTGCTTAGGCGGAACCTCTAGGAAACGCTCGGGATTTGGATTAACCGCATGGCGGGGTCCTGGAGGAACCGGGTAGCCCCGACCGCAAGACTGATTCCATGAGGAACCGCGTAACGCTTAATTCCCCAACCGCATTGTGAATACCTTGAGGATCCGCATAAAGCAATAAAAAATGGAGAGCAGACCCCCTCAAGGATCCGCCCCCCATATTTATATTTATATAACTCGGAATATGAGTATGCCAACTATAACACCTAGTATGAACATAAGTATATTCCACATGATTAACTCAAACATAGTTAACCTTTCTGGTTAGAGTGTATCTCGACACTTGATACACTCTAACCTATAGTTTATTGTCATAGTGTAGTTAGAAACACACGGACATTACACACGACTTGATTATTTATCGTGTGAAGTGTTTACGAGCGGCTTTAGCCACTGCTGGCGTGATAGCCCAAGCAGTAGATTTTTGCTCGAGTTCACGCGGAGCGTTGGCTCGTAACCAAGCTCGTAGAGTTTTAGGAGAAACATGAAGTTCCTCGGCTAAAACCTTAGGAGTTAATGAGTTACTCATCAAATCACCTTGCCTTTCTCGCTTAGTATAGCGTAGTAAATACTGAACACATTTAGCTAAAATCTAACTATCTAAAAGTGTTCTTATATAATTGTATCATTTCCATAATCTAAGCAAGTACTATTTTTATAAATTTAGTTCGATAAGAATTGAGCTTGAAAAAAAAATTTTAATTTATAGCTAAAAAATAGTGTAGATAAATTCATTTTGACTAAGCATTTAAATTTCTTTTAGCACACATCTACTGTACCAGCCTCGGGGAGTATCCTGGATTTTGACTTGCAGAAAGTGTGAGAGCCTACTATGCTATTGCTAGTATAGTAGGCCTTGTCTGATATTAGGCAAGGTGATATTTGAAATAATATCAAACGCTCACTAGACTAGATTAACATATATGGCTAAGAAAGCAAAGAATAGTTATCCACAACATGAGAGTGGTAAACACATCGATAATGAACCTGAGATAAAAGAGTTCTTTTACGAAAAGGTACGACAAGGTATGAACCCATACCAAGCTGGTGAGCTAATGGGTATGGGCCGTTCGTTAGTAAAACGATTGCTTGATAACATGAAAGCCACGACTCCGCATAAATCATCGACACCACTTGAAGTGGCTGAGATGATGAACAAAGGTGAGATTTCAACTTCTGAACATGATTTTCCAGAACCAAAAGAATACGCACAACTCAATGACGCCGCGAAACGGGCATATAATGATTTCGCATATTTTCGACAAAGGTATTTCAATAGACGCCATGTTGGCTGGCAAGTTGAGATGTGCGATATTCTTATGGACTGGATAAGAGAGGGTCAAGCCTCAAAAGAAGCCGATATTCCTGAAGTGATAAAAGGCATAATCAATACACCGCCAGGTGGAGGTAAGACAACAACCATTACACACGACTTTGTGATTTGGCTGATATGTAGAAACCGTAATATTCGTATTGGCCTAGGCTCAAGAACTACAGGCCAAAGTGAAAAGTATGTTCGCCGAGCAAGAACCACATTAGAAAAAAATGTTTTGTTAAATATGGAGTTTGGACGATTTAAACCAGTTGAGCCAGAACTCTGGAGAAAAGACGCCTTTGTTGTTGATGGTGTGCAAGGCCATGAGGCAAGTTTGCATTATAAATTAGCAATGGCTGGATTTGACCCCGAGAATCCTGAAGTGTTAAAAAGACTTGAGGATCCAAATGATGAGATACATGATATATTAAATGCCCTATCCTCTGTGTTCGTAACAGGTGAAAAAGAACCAACATGTTCTGCACTTTCACAAGATATGGGTTTTCTTGGTGGCCGTTTTGAAGTAAACTTATGGGACGACTTGTGCGATAGGTCAAACTCAAGAACTGCTGAACAAAGAGAAGGTCTAACTGAGTGGTGGCACGCAGAGGCAGAATCCAGATGTGAGCCAGGTGGTATTGTTGCATTAATCGGTACACGATTTGGTAAATACGATTTATACCGCCATTGTAAAGAATTGGTGTATTCAACTGATGATGACTTGGACGAAATGATAATGAAAAATGTATCAGCCAACATGACGCCAGAACAAATACAAGCCGCCAAAGATGAGGCGCTAAAATTGATGGCCGACAAGTATGGTGAGGATTATGAATTGTCAGAAAGAAAAAGCCAAGCGATATATCGATACGCCAGATTTCCAGCACACGATGAGGACAAATGTAAATCGCCAAACTCATTAAAAAACGAGGACCATATCAAATGTGTATTAGACCCACAACGATTTACCTTTCGACACATACAAAAAGTTCAAGCCTCGGATCCGCGTAAGTTTGCATTGACTTACCAGCAGTTAGATGATGAAACTGTGTCAAGCCTTGTAAAAGAAGTATGGCTAACAGGTGGTATGGACAACGATGGATTTTTATTGCCAGGTTGTTTTGACTATGAAAGAAAATTATTACAAATACCAAATGTTTCAAAAGATGAGTGTTACTCGATTGTAACTGTGGACCCGTCTGCAAATAATTGGTGGTCAATACAATGGTGGATATATAATGCACAAGAGGATAAAGATTATTTAATTGACCTACTTCGTATTCGATTATCTGCAGGTAATTTTTTGGAATGGAATAAACAAACTTCTCAGTATCGTGGTATAATGGAAGACTGGCAAAAAAGAAGTGTAGAGATGGGATGGCCAATTGCACTTTGGATAGTAGAACAAAACGGCGCTCAGAGATATTTGCTACAATATAAATTTATAAAAGAATGGATGGCGAAACACAAAACTTTGATTAAAGGTCACGAAACCTCACGAAATAAAACAGATGTTGAATATGGCGTTGAAACATTAGGACCAAGATATAAACAAGGTCTAGTCAATTTGCCATACACAGACCAAGATTTAAAAACAAGAGTTGTGGTAAATGAATTTAAAACAGAGCTAATGGAATATCCAGATGGTTTGACATCTGACATGGTTATGGGACATTGGTTCTTGCATTTCAATAGATATTCGCTACCATCATCTCTAAAGGTTGGTAAAAATATAAAACGGGAACTACAACACCCATACGGAGACACTATGCCTGATAACATGAGAATTATTCGTGGCTCATAGACATTACACAACTCAAATAGAAACTACGGCTACTGCAATTATCGGTACCGAGTATCCTGGTTTTATTTTACAAAATACAGGCAGTGGTACTGTTTATATTGGTGACAGTAATGTTGTGTCTACGACAAATGATATAAAACAAGGTTATCCATTGGACTCAGGTGATGTTCTTGAATTTTCTTATGATGATACAAAATCATTAACTGGAAAGACAGATGATAGATTATATGGTATAGTTAGTAATAGCCATTCGCATATTACATGCTTGGTTAAAGGAAGAGTATTGAATTGAAAAAATCAGTAGATGAAATTTTAGAATTAAAACAACACGGTGAAACATATTGGGGTCCAGCTCAAAAAAGATTTGATAACCTCATTGATGTGTACCATGGCAACTATCAAAAAGTTTATCCTGAGGCATTTAGGCGTGGTGAAAATCCTGTTATTGCAAACTGGATAAAAGTAGCATGGGATAGATATGCTCGTATGATTGGTAAAATTCCAACTCATCATGTTACTCCAGCTAACCTTTCTCGTAAGCAACAAAAAAATGCGGACGAGGTAGAAAAAGTTTTAGCACACTATGACACGGTTTCTAACATGGCTCAAGTTATGTATTCATACGCTTGGTTCTTAGTTGGTACTGGTGCAAGTTGTATTGGCGTTATGCCAGACCCAGTTTCAAAAGGTCCACGATTTGTTGTAAAGGATCCAAGAACAGTATTACCATTTCCAGGTGCAGGCTCAGGCTCTTACACTTCTACTGCTTACTCAACATTGGCTACACCAATTGTTCAAGCACAAAGTATGGAGGCAGTCATCATTAATGAAAGCGTAAACCTATCTATGGTAAAAGGTATGTTTCCAGATAAAGTAGATTTAATTAAAGAAATCGGTGGCGATGGTGACCCATTATCATCACCGTTCAAAATGATAACTTATTTTGATAAAGAACATTGGACAGTAGTTTTTGAAAATAGAAAATTGTATGAAGTAGAACACGGACTTGGTTTTGTGCCAATGAGATATACAACAATGACAATACCAGACCAATTAGGTGGTCAATCAATGTTTGAACAAAACATCGGACTTGTACTTTCGTTTATGAAGGTGTTAAATCAAAAATTAACTTACAATGAAAATTTAGTATGGCCATGGTTAGTCATGAGAGGTCTTGCAAATGTAGACCAGACTAATCGTGTTATAGAAATTATGGATAGAGATGGTGCCGCTGAATTTTTATCACCTCCTGCTGAATTACAGGCAGAAAGAGATATTGAAATGTTAGACCAACTTATTCGAGTAATGAACCATGATACAGAACCAATGAGAGGCGAAAGCCCATCATCTGTTGCAACTGGTAGAGGACTACAAGAATTAAATCGAGATGTGTCCTCAACAGTTCAAGAATACTGGCAAAAAATGAAACCAGATATTGAATACTTAAAATCAAGTGCTTTAATCATGGACGAAAAATTATACGGCAATCTTACTAAGCCAATGACTGGTAGAAGTAAAGGTGAAACTTTTGAAACAACTTACACACCAAATAAAACAATCGATGGCCAACACTCTGTGTCAATCGACTTTGGAGTTGGTGTAGGTGGAGCAGAAGGCTTTGTTGAACTTATGCAATTATCTGCTCAAGGTCTTATCGATGAACAAACAGTTATGGAACAAATGCCATGGATAAAATCAGTTTCAGATACTCGTAGAAAAATTATGGTTGATAGATTAGAAACAATTATTTTTGAAATGACTGGTGCAGGTCAACCAACGCCAGTTACAAATCATTTAATTCAATGGAGACAAGCAATAGAAAAAGGTACAGACCCTTGGGAATGGTTATCTGAAAATCCGTTGCCTTCTCCTGAACCAGAAATGCCAGAGCAAATGATGGGGCCTGAAATGATGGGCCAACCACCACAAGGTGGACCAGTATCTGCTCCGACACCACAAAATATACTCGCTCAACTAGGAGGACAATAAATGCCAAAAGGAATGGGATATACACCTAATAACGGTGGTAATAAAGGTATACCTTCAAATCAAGGTAATATTAAAATTATGCCACAAAATGAAGGTACGCCTGCAAGTGCAGTTGGAAAGAAATCAGTTAAAAACAACAAGCACGGCAAAAATGTTAGTATCGGTAAAAAGTAAATGGCTGAAGAAACTCGCGGAGGTGCGAGAGTACCTGATGGGGTCGCTAGGCCTACAGGAATATTTGGTACTGGTGCTAACCAAAGGACTGATTTATCTGAGTTACCTGGTACACCGGGCACTCCTTTACCACCAAGCCTTAACGAACCCGATATACAAACAACAAAAAATGCACTTAAACAATTACCCCTTACTAGCACGACTGCGAAACCGGGTGAAATAGATTTATTTGGACCAAGTTCTACACCAGAACCAATACAAGCTGGCTTAAGTCAAGGGCCGGGCATTGGCTCAGAAGGTGTGATAACTGGACCAGAAAATACAAGCAACTCACAAGCATATCAAGAGAGTTTAAAGTTTTATCCTCTTATGATGAGATTACAACAAACAGGACAAGTAAGTACACAAACAAAAGCCTTTCTCAGGCGTATGAGAGCAAATGCTCCTTTACAACCTTATGAAATGCCACAAATTCCAACTGAGGAGTTATAACTTTGGGATTTTTGAAAGACAAACTCGATGAGTTCGTAAGCGGTGTAGCTAATTTAGGAACTGCACCAGTTGGTTTAATTGCTGACTTGTGGGCTGCAAGTAGAAAAGAAGATGGTATATCTGGCCAAGATTTACAAACTGCTTTTGGTCAAAGAGGCTATCAAGGTATACAAGGCTTAAGTGATATTGCTGGTGCTACTGGTTTAAAATATTTATATAACAAAACTCCATTTCTTGCCGATACAATCAGAACAACTTTTGATGAGGCAGAACTTTTGTGGAATCATGAATACCAAAAAGAACAGGAAAAAAATCCTGTTGTTTTTGATATTTTAAATAAAGGTTTAGGTACAGATATAGACCCTGGCGAAGTGTCAATGTCAAAAGCATTAGGCGTTGCTGGCGGAACTGTAGGTGGAGTAATTGGAAATGCAAGACAAGGTGAAAATCCACTTGCAGAAATTACAGATATAAAAGGTAAGTGGCAACAATCAGATTATAAATCTCCTGGCCAAATGCTTGTCGATAATGTTCTTAACATGGCAGAACTACCACTTGAAAAACAACAAGAAATAAAAAACTCTAGTGGTTATATATTTGCTACAGGTGTAACTGATGGTGTGCAACGATGGGTATTTGACCCTTTAGTTGTAGGCGGCAAAGGTGCTAAAAAGTATGGAGAAACACGAGGTCATTTTATAGGCGTTGAAAGAGTATACGGTAAAGCCAAAAATAAAATTGAAAGAAAAATTGGTAGAAAATTAATGGGCCTTGATGAAATTGAAAATCAAACAAGAGCATTTGACGCCGAACTTGGACCCGCATTAAAGAAAGGTGAAAACGCATATATCATTATGGACGCAGATGAGGCAAGAGCCGCTGGTCTATGGGACGATAGTGCAGATTTAAATTTAAGAAATGCAGAAGGTGTAGTTAATGATGTATCACCTATAACACCAAGAGCAAATGCAATATTATCAGAGGCAAAGAAAAGATTACCTTCGGACTCACCAGTATTACAATGGGACCAGACTTCTGATGTTTACCATTACATTGACATTAGTAAAAACAAAGATGTTGGTACCGCAAAGTCAAGAGAATTATTTGATTTCTTTTTAGAACAACAAGGTACAGAATACAAAGGTGTAAATAAATTAAGATGGGTATTAAACCCAGAAAATCCAAAACTACCAAATGCAAATGACCTTAAACTCATGTATAAAATTATTGATGAACAATGGTCTATTTATGGTGAAACTGTATCTGCTGGTTCATGGAAAGGATCCGAAGTTTTAAGAGGTAGATGGGGTGAATTAGCAAAAGAAGTTGGCGCTCCCACAAGAAGTATAAAAGGTGAAGTAGGCAGAAATCCTTATCTTGGCAAATTTTATAATTTAAGTGAAACAAGAGCCAAAGAAATTGTGACCGAATTATTTTTAAGAAAACTTGATGAGGCATATCCTGGCTCTAGTACTTTTACTTCAAGACTTGCGGCCGCAAATAAAAAAGAATTAAATCCAAATGAACAAGGCAAAGTTATTTTCTTTAACAAAGATGAGGCACTTGGAGCCGCAAGAGCAGATGCAGATTGGAGAAAAGCAAACACAAAAGTAGAGGCAAGTTTAGGTAACTTTGATTTAGATAATCCAAGTGTGGTCATAGAGTTAGACCCAACGGGTCTACCAGTTATGATACCACGCTGGGACGCCGATGGTGGTTGGTTAATTACTGATGTATCAAAAATCGATAAAGCCAATATTGTGAAAAAAGATGTATACTCACCACATGAATTTCCTGCAAGTGCAAATGCACCTATGGCATTTTGGACAAACAAAGGTGTAAAATCACCAAGACTATTTGAAGATTTAACTGAGGCAAGAAAATCAAATGAAAAAATCTTAGCCGCTTATGAGGCAGATGGTGGACCAAATACTGCAATATCTGAAAACATGATGGCTAATATTGTTATGCAAGGCGAATATGGTAGTACAGGATTGATGGACCAACTTATTAATCACCCAAGAATTAAAAATGCAATCGAAGTAATGGAAGGTAAAAAATCTGCTGGTATAGGTAGGGCTTCAAATAAACCAATGGGTGCTGATGAAATCTACAAATATTTTTTCAAAGGCGTAACTGGTGGAGATAAAATTGCTGATATGTTATCAAAGGCTAAAGGTACAAATGCAAAAGCCGAAGTTTTACTTGCAGTCATGGGATTAAAAATGCCAAGGTCTGTTAGAGGAATACCAGGCGAAGTTATGTTTGAATTAAATAATATTCGTATGGAAATGGACTTAGTAAAATCTCATGTCAATGCCGCTAAAAAAGTTAGCCAATCAAATATGAATAGTCATGTGGATTTTTATAATAAATTTGAGGATGCCGCTCAATCAAATAACCATGTTAAGAATTATAAAAGATTAAATGCCGCTAATGAAATTGAGGATATTGATGTAAATACTTTAAAAGAAATTGAGGCTATTGATGAATATATTGAAAGTAGATTTCCAGAAAGAAATTTAAATAGGCCAATAGAGGAATATTGGTCATTACACCCAGATGAAGCACAAAGAGCCATGACTGATTTAGAACTTCAACAAAAACTTATGGCCAAAAAAGAAAAATTATTAAATAAAGAATTACAAAAGGCTATTGATATTTCTACTTCTGAGGAGTTAGCTGGTATGATGAGGCATATACCATACGCCTCTGTGGGTAAAAAAATTCAATACCAAATTCGTAACAGTTCATTTTGGCAAGGCGAAAGATTTGGATCCTTTCTTGTTAAGCCAATTAAAACTGCCGTAGAGTTTGCACCAAGAGCCTGGCTTAATCTTGCTGAAAGTAATGGCCATTTACAAGTTGAAAGATGGATATTAGAGGCAAAAGCTAGATTTGGTGCTGATTTAATTTCAAGTGCCGAAACATCTAAATGGGTAAATAGATTTTTAGGTCAATCAAGAGATGTGGATAGATTA